ACCAGCCATTCGCAAGCAGGGCGGATTCATTCGTGAGGACTTGGATGAGGATGCCTTTATTGCTCTATTCACTGGCCAAAAGAAATTGCGTGAGCAACAAGCGACCATGCTAGAAGATATTGACTACCTCAAGAGTGAGCAACCGATTCATCCAAGCTATGCTCAATCATTACTGAAGAAGCGCAAAGCTCGTGTCGTGGCTTGTTTAGGTGGTATTGATAGTCCAGCTTATGCGGATAAGACTTTCGCTCAGTCAGTCTTTAGACAAGCCGAGATTGATTTCAAGGATCATTTTAATATTAGTCGCTATGACTTGCTACCAAAGAAATTTGCAGAAGCCGCATTGGCCTACTGGATGACGTGGGAGCCAAGCACTAATACTAAGATGAAAATCATGAAATTAAACTCATTTGACGAAGTGTAGGAGGGGAAGAAGATGGACAATGTTCTACTTTCACTAACAGACTGGATCAAATCCATTATCAAGGACACGATCACAAGGTTGGTTGAAATAGAAAAAGATAGTGACCACTATCCAGAGCTGATGGATGTGAGCACTACCTGTGATTTTCTAGGAATCAACTATGACACATTTTCAAATAATTATCGTTACATGAAGGGATTTCCTAAAGAACTTCCTGGTAAGAAATGGTCAAAAAGAGCCATCAAAGAATGGCTCTCTAATCAACTATAATAACTTTACTAAAAGGCTTCTGGACAAGGTCTTAGCAAAATTATTTGACTATATTATAGCATAAAAAGAGGATAAAAACATGAACAATTTACAAATTATCGCAGTAGGCACACTAGTATCAGTAATCTTGATTGAATCGCTGATGATGAATATCAAGCTTAAAATGGCTATGAGGCAGAAAAAGAACATTCAATTTCAAGCGCCACAAGTTGAAAAAGGTTTTATTGACTTTAAAACTGGTCAACGTGTGGACATTGATCCCGTGACACGAAAAGAAACATTTGTGGATTAGTAGAGAAATGGAGGGTATCAATGGCTGTTAAAAACAAGCGATACTACTGGATTCAACTCACTCAGGATTTTTTCAAATCTAAAGAAATGAAGTTACTTCGGAAAATTGCTGGCGGCGATACACACACTATTATCTATCTCAAAATGATGTTGATTAGTTTGGAAGATGGAGGGTGTATCTACTACGATGGACTTGCTGATAATCTTGCTGAAGAAATCGCTCTTATGATTGACGAGAATGTTGAAGACATCAAAATTACTTTGCTATTTTTGGAAAGCAAAGGTCTGCTGACTAGAAAATCAGATAGAGACTATTTTTTGGAGCAAGTTCCTGAGATGGTAGGTAGTGAAACCGCAAGCGCCAGAAGGGTTCGCAAATTTCGAGAGAACCAATTAGCGTTACAATGTAACAACGATGAAACAAAGCGTAACGGAGATATAGATATAGAGAAAGATATAGATACAGAGATAGAGAAAGATGTAGATAAAAATCCAGTCGAACTCATCGTGGAAGAATATCAATCTCGTATTGCTCCGTTGGATGGAACTCAATTTGAAATCTTGAAAGAGTTCATCACTTTGGATGGTATGGAAGCGAAAGTTGTCCTAAAAGCAATTGGTCTTGCTGCTGATAATGGTAAAAGGAACTTTAGTTATATTAGAGCGATTTTAACCAATTGGAAAAACGATGGAGTTTTGACTATTGCAGCAGTCGACGGACGTGAGCGAGCTTACAAGGAAAGTAAAATCAGCAATCGCTCAGGCAATCAGAAATCAAATGTTCCTGAATGGTCACAACCTAATTACGTTAATAATACCAGTGATGAGACCAAGGAAGAACTTGAAAAACGGAAACGTGAATTACTTGAAAGGCTTGAGAATGGAGGTGGCTGATGTTTATTTTAAAACATGGGACAAGAGAGGATAAGCCGTTCTTGATGTCTGTAGTTATTAGTGTGACCGGTATTGATGTTTCGTATTCGGATGAGCGGAGAGCTATGCGGTTCATTTCTCGTGCAGTTGCGTTGCAGGTTGGCAAGGCATTAAGAGGATCCTTTGGGAATTTCTATCCAGTGGAGGTGAAGGGATGATAAATCTATACTTCATTTTCAACGGTCACCGCAAGATACTCATTGGAAGTTTTGGCCATATACATAGCGCAATCAACGAATTAAAGAAACATCAAGCTAGTTACTCAGCTATCAGTCATCCACGTTTTCGGAAAAGCATGAGTGATGAAAATATCAGGATTGATTACGGAGCAGTTGATTGCTACTACTTGATTACGAAGAAAAGAGAGAAAAAGTAAGATGAATACAAAAATGAATTTGGAAGAAAAGGTTCAACAGTGGTTTGTTGACAGAAATCTACATGAAGCAAATCCAGTCAAACAGTTCTTGAAGTTGATGGAAGAATCAGGAGAATTGTTTGAAGGTATCGCAAAAGATAAATCTGAACTGATCTATGATGCACTTGGTGATATCCAGGTAGTAATGATTGGACTTGAGCAACAGATCAAGAACGGTGCTCAGATTTCGGCTAATCAACAGGAACTTGAATTGCTGCTGATGGTTTCAAGTCTGGGTAATATCGCTCAGAAGCTATACGCCCATATCTGTCATAACGAGACACAGATTCCTTTAATCAAATCAGACTTGATGTTTCTTGACAGTGTGGTTAGTACAGTTTCATTTTGTAATGGAACTACAGCTGAAAGTTGCTTAGAAGAAGCTTATGAGGTTATCAAAGACCGCAAAGGTAAGATGATTGACGGTGTCTTTGTCAAAGAGGAGGATTTGCAAGATGATACCCGATGACTCCTTTATCGTAGAGCTTATTGAAAATGAAGATATTATCTTCAATAAAGACAGTGAATATCACAAGCAGAAGAAAAAAGAAAAGAAAAATCCCATTTTTAAAAGAAATAAGTCAAAAAATAGATAGGCGCTTTGAAGAGGTGAAATATGAATAAACAGGAATTGATTAAGAAGTATAAGGAGTTGGAGAATGGAACGTTTGATATTGGAGCGCTTGTAGTTTGTCAGTCAATTTTAAAAGACTTGGAACAACTAGACGAACCAGAGAAAGTAACAGTTCCGCAGTTTGTGGCGGATTGGTATGAAAAGCACAAGTATGATTTGGAATATAATATTTGGAAATACATTTTTAACTGGGAAAAACAAGAAAAGTCTGAATTTCATAAATGGATGAATCAAGCAAATAATAAACCATTACAAACTATTGTCAATATGCACCAATTCGGCTACGAGGTCGAGGAAGAACCAAAGTATATTGTAAAGATGAAAGGTATTTCCTCTCTTTTTAGACATTTAAAATATAATTTATTGACTGAAAAATGGTATATGGGCAATGATACAGAAAATGAAGAAGTGAAAAAAACACACACCCGCAAAGAGATAGAAGATGCGGGCTTTGGTGAAGTGTTTAACAGTCCATTGTTTGAGATTGAGGAGGTGGAAGAATGATTATTAAAGATTATAAATACGAAAATTCGACAGATGGCATTCATTACATAATTGATGTAGATGGTTATGAAGTTGAAATGAATCACACAAAAACCGAGTATGGCAGTGTTCAACATGATGACATAGAATATTTCTTGGATGAAATCGCCGAATACGATGTACAAGAAGCGGAATTGATTGAAGACTTTGTAAGACTTCAAAGTTACTTGTTGATGTATGGAGTTGGATTTACTCTTAAAAATGCCGAGGAGGTAGAAGAATGAAATTTGCAAAGTATACACACAAGTCTTTTGATGGTGTGAAAACCATAAGAGGATGGGTTTTGGTGAACAATTATGGCGAAAAGGAATTCGTTTATTACAACGGAACGGAATTATGTGTTCACCCTGCTAGTGATTGGGAAGGTGAGTTAGAGGAGGTAGGAGAATGATAATATCAGATGAAGAATACCTAAAATTCATAAAAGACGGTCAAAAGTACGCTCTGGAGATTCTTAGAGAATATTTTAAAAACGATGATGAGGAGGTGGAATAAATGGAAAATTTAATGTTTTGGGGAATGTTTATTGCTTGTTTGCTGATTTCGGCTATGACATTTTACATTATGTATTCTCAGGCTATGGTCAATAGAGATTTGGAAAGAAAATACAAAGACTTAAACCAAGAAATTTCAAGAGTTTTTGGTTGGGATAATTATGACTGGGCAAATAATTTTAGAGATTATGCTCGCAAAGTTGAAGAACTTATCAAGTTTAAAAAAGAAATTGAACAACTTGAAATTATTAAAAAAGCATTAGAAGTCAAAAGTTTGGAAGAATTGCAGAAGAAGAAAGAACATATTGAAAGTGTAATCAAAACGTTAGAAAAATGAGGAGGTTGAGTGATGGACGATATGATTTGGCTAGAGTGGATTGCCGAGGTTATGGCTACTAAACCTGTTGACAATGAACTGCTAGAAAGCCAACGTGGCCAAGAAGTCGTTGACTTGTTGCTTGATTTGGAAAGAGCTGATTTTAATTGGCATAGAGGAGATGCAGATACTTTCTGGATAGATGCTCAGATGTGCATCAAGTATCAACTTTCAAACGCAGAGATTAAATTCTTAGCTAAACAACAACCAGGTGTTGTGAATTACCAAAAGCACTCAAAAGAAAGAAATGCTTATGCAGAGATGATGAGAGGACTACAAAAGTTAAAAGAGCTTAACTTTCCAGAAATATACAATCATTCACTTTCTGCTGAAGACGAGCAGAAAAAATTTGAAGAAGAAATGGATGTTGAACAAAATTATCTATCACCTTATCAAAAATTAGATGAAATCGAAAAACGCTTTTACGAAAATCAATTTTTGTTTGGAAAAAAAGTGATGGAAGCTGGAATGAAAATCGTATCAAACAAAAAGAAAATAGTTGTTGATAATTTCTTCAACATCGGAAGCCGTCGAATTAAATTCACAATTGAGGAGGTCACAGATTGAAACGATTTATCGCAACCTGGATATTATTGTCTGCTGGATTAAATATATGGCAGAGTATAAACATTAAAAAACTAGAAGAAAAGCGCCCGATGATTGTCTATAAAGCTGACAACGCAGGCGCAGAAATCAAAGGCAGAGTCTTACAAAAAGAGAAGATTGGTGACATGTACACTATCACAGTGCAAAATTACGGAGTGTTCGTAGTTACTCAAACAAACTATGAATCTCTAAAAATAGGAGATGAGGTAAGATTGTAATGACAAAGTACAAGAAACCAACTTACATCATCATTCAGGAAGCAATGGCAGAGCGCATTAGATTTTTGGAAGATGAACTGTATGAAAGGGCCTATAAGGATATTGAGAAACTAGAAGCTCAAAATGATTTCTTAAAAGGTCTTTGCAACAACCAACTTGAAATTATCATGGATTATGAATGGAAGCAGATGCAAGAGCAAGCGGCATTCATAAAAGCTAATACTAGAAAGTGGAGAGCAAGATGCAGCTAAGATTGAAAGAACTTAGAGAGGACCTGTGTATTTCTGTCAAAGATATGGCCAGAGATACAGGTGTTTCCCAAAATACAATTCATTTGTACGAACGGGGTGGATATCCGTCTATTAAGCAAATAGAAATGATTGCCAAAACCTATGATGTAAACCCTGCGTGGCTTGTTGGGTGGATAGATGATGAAATGATGCCTGGAGTCCAGGTCGTTGAAAAAGTGGTCTATAAAGAAAGTCCAACAGCAAGATTGCCAGATTATTTTAACAATAATAACGATGGTAAGATTATCAAGTGGGTCAAAACTAAAAGATATATGGGAGGTAAGGTTTGGGCAAAAAGAATTTAACAAAATCACGGAGAGATTATCTTGAGTTTGAACTCGACGATAAATACCTGAAGATTGACAAACTTATTGGTCAGCGTAGGCATGAATTAGAACGATTGTACGAAGTGAAACATCTCACTGTTCCTGGTATTGATGATACTGGTGCAAGTGGAAGCGGAACATTCGTCAACAGGTCGGAGAACTTAGCAGTTGCTTATGCAAGCGATCCGATGGTTTTAAGACTAGAAAACTTTCAAACAGCAATTTCCAAACTACTTGATGCACTTGAACCTGATGATAAAAAAATCTTTCATTTGAGATGGGGAGAACATACTAGATACGATTGGATTCAAGTTTGGCATATTATGGAGAATGGTGACACTGGGTATCTATACAGACACAGTAAGCAGATTTACAGAAGACGTGAAGTCATTCTTGATACACTTGCAAAATTATTGTTCATGTAACTTGTCAAAAAAATGTATAGCATTGACAAAATGAATATGATAGATTGATACTATCCAAAGCACTGAGAAAATCTTAGTGCTTTATTTTTTTTGTGAAAGGAGCAAAACTATGAATATTGTTGAACCATTAAGAGACAAGGATGATATTCAAGCCATGAAGGACTATCTATCATCTTGGAATGAAAAGTATTATATGTTATTTCTTTTGGGGATCAACACAGGTTTTCGTGTTGGCGATATTCTCAAACTAAAGGTTAAAGATGTTCAAGGCTGGCACATTAAAGTTAGAGAACAGAAAACGGGGAAATATAAGAGCATCAAAATGACAAGACCACTCAAGAATGAATTGAGGGAATTTGTCAAAGGTAAAGAATTACATGAGTATCTATTTCAGAGTCGTGTTGGAAAGAATAAGGCGCTCAGCTATAAGACGGTATACTGGTTTCTTAAAAGAGCTGCTGAAGACTTAGGCATCGATAATGTCGGAACTCATACGATGCGAAAAACATTTGGCTATCATTACTACAAGAAGTACAAGAACATTGCAGACTTGATGTCACTGTTCAATCATTCAAGTCCAGCAGTCACACTAATTTATATTTGTGTAAGGCAAGATGAACTTGATACTAAGATGAGTAATTTTAGCCTCTAATATTTTTTTGATTTTTTCAACTATCCATAACGAGGAAGTTTCTAGTTTATATTTTGAATAGGGCCTGAAGCATTGTCCGTATTAGTTTTTGAGTGTGAAACAAAATTGGATAAAATATAAGATATAACTAATTCAACAGGGATATTTTACATAAATTCAAAATTCAAAAATAAATCTTGTCAAAAAAAGATATAGAATTGACAAAATGAATCTGATATATTTGTATCATGCGAAAAATTCAGGGAACAGCTTTGAGCGAGTTCTCTTTTTTTGAGGGAGGATGAAGCATGAGACCTAAAGTATATCCATATAGCTTTAATGGATTTGAATTAGTTGATATTTGTACAGTAAACGCTTGGGACAAACCATTGTATAAAATTATAACCTACAGACATAAAGTAACTGGCGAGCTTCGGAGTGAGTTGGTCGAACTATGAAAGCTAGGAATTCAAAACACTCTGACTGGTTTAGAACTTGGCAGATTAAATTCTACAACTCGAAACATTGGAGAACTCTGAGAAATAGAATCAGAACTACAAAGCGTATGCGCTGCGATGTGTGTGGACGTTTAATTCATGGCAAGAGCATTGTTGACCATATTATAGAGATTGATGAAACTAATTATCAAGATGAGTCTATTACTCTCAACGAAGATAATCTGCAATTACTTTGTCTCGAGTGTCATAATACAAAAACATTTCAAAGTAAAATAAATTTAAATTTAGAAAATCGGAATATTAATTTATTTTGATTTTTTATTTTTTATTTTTTATTTTTTGATTTTTATCAGATCCCCCCTATTTAAAATTTTCACACACCCAAAATAATAACGGTGTCAATCCTCTTATATACCTCTCCCCCAAAAATGACGAAAATTGATACAAGAAAGGAGCATGATTTTGAAAATCAATGAAGTTTTAGAAAAGCTAGGAATAAGTCGTGCTACCCTCACCAGGTATCGAAAAAAGCTAGGCATATTTGAAGAAACTCGGTCTAATATCACAAAAAGTCAGTTCAAAGAGTTAGAAAAGCTGGCAAATCAACGCCAAAAGTATACAAGAGAAGAACGTGTTGAACTCTCTCGTAAGACTTTCAAGTTGATTCCAAAAGAAAAAATGCTTGAAATCAATGACAATGATTCAGTAGGTTTGAAAAATTTAAAAACTCAATACAATCACAATCAAAAAGTGATTGAAAACTTCCAACTGGAAATCAATAAAGTCATCAATGATGGTGAGCTACCTGATAAATATCTACTTGATGGAATGGAAAAGTATCAAAAGCTAAACATGCAGATTATGTCAACGATTGAAAAGCAAAGTCCACAGGGTGATAGCCTCAAAGAAATGATTCAGGAGAAGTTGGCTCGATATGGTTGAGATGAGATATTTTGATAAATATGCTCAGCTTGTCTATTCAGGGAAGATTCGTGTTTGTGAACTTACGATGAAGTCGATTAAACGAGTAGAGAGGTACAAGGAGCAATACATCTTTAAACAAGAAGAAGCTGACAAACGGATTGAGTTCATTGAAGAAGAGTGCAGCAATACTAAAGGTCTTGCTGGAAAGTTACGTTTGGCTTTACCCCAGAAGGTATGGCTAGAAACGACGTGGGGTTTTTATCATACAGTTGAAGTTACAAAAACAGATCCCGATACACTTGAAGAATATAAAGATTTTGAAGAAAGGCGTCTCATTCATGAGGTGCCTATTATTGTACCTCGAGGCACAGGCAAAACAACCCTTGGTTCTGCTATTGGTGAGGTTGGGCAGATTATTGACGGTGAGTGGGGGGCTGATATTCAGCTTCTAGCTTACAGTCGTGAACAGGCTGGCTATCTGTTTAATGCCTCTAGAGCTATGCTGTCGAACGAAGAGAGCTTGCTACACTATATGCGTGAGGCTGACATACTACGGTCAACTAAACAAGGTATCTTGTACGAGACAACTAATAGTCTTATGTCAATCAAGACTTCCGACTATGAAAGCCTTGATGGTACTAATGCTCACTACAATATTTTTGATGAAGTGCACACTTATGATGATGACTTCATCAAGGTTGTGAATGATGGTTCGAGTCGTAAGCGAAAAAATTGGATAACCTGGTACATCTCCACCAATGGGACGAAACGGGACAAGCTTTTTGATAAGTATTACAACATCTGGGTAGATATTCTTGATGAAAAGATTGTCAATGATTCGGTCATGCCTTGGATTTATCAGTTGGATGATGTTTCTGAAATTCACAATCCAGATATGTGGCAGAAAGCTATGCCTTTACTCGGTATAACGACTGAGAAGGAGACGATTGCCAAGGATATTGAAATGAGCAAGAATGATCCAGCACAACAGGCTGAGCTGATGGCTAAAACATTTAATCTCCCTGTTAATAACTATCTTGCTTACTTCAGTAATGAAGAGTGTAAGGGTTGGTCAGATAAGTTTGATAAGAGTTTGTTTGTCGGAAATGAGGAACGGAGTGCTCGCTGTGTACTTGGTGTTGACTTGTCGGATGTCAATGACATTTGTTCGGTCTCATTTATGGTTGTGCGTGGCGAAGAGCGCCAGTATTTGAACAAGAAATTCATGCCACGTCATACGATTGAAGGACTTCCGAAAGAACTGAGGGACAAATACGCTGAGTGGGAGCTTAGTGGACAGCTTCATGTTCATGAGTTGGACTACAATGACCAATCCTATATCTTTGAAGAGTTAAGACAGTTCATGAGTGAGAATAGAATCTTACCAGTTGCAGTCGGATATGACCGCTGGAATGCAAAAGAGCTTATCCGCTTAATTAATGACTACTACGGAGATATATGTCACGACATTCCACAAACGGTCAAGAGCTTATCCAATCCTTTAAAAGTGTATAAAGAAAAAGCTAAGATGGGGAAAATCATCTTTGACGATCCTGTGGCAACTTGGAACCACGCAAATGTTCGTGTCAAGATAGATGCGAATAACAATGTATTTCCAAATAAAGAAAAAGCAAAAGAAAAGATTGACGTATTTGCTAGTCAGCTAGATGCTTTTATCTGCTACGAAAATTTCAAGGAAGACTTGAGTTATTACTTTGATTGAGGTGAAGAATGAACAAATATATAAATAATCTAAGAGAGGTTTTTGCTAGGATTTTCAGACCAAGTAATAGAAAATCCACAAGGACCTATTTACAAAGAAATTTGAATTATTGGAGAAGAAATTCGATTTACTTAGACAATATCTACAATAAGATTTCAACAGATACTGCACAAGTTCGATTTAAGCATGTGAGAATCACTCGAAATCCGACAGGAGTTGATAAGATGGAGTGGTTTGAAAATAGTGATCTTGCAAATGTTTTATCTTTCTCTCCAAATCCTCTTGAAATACCAGTTGTATTTTGGGCAAATGTAACAAGAGCTATGCTGAAAGATGGTGTTGCAGTCGTTGTTCCACGTTGGGAAAATGGTCGACTGATTGAAATTTGGCTTGCAAAGAAAACAATATCATGGACTGCAGAGAGAGTTGAAATCATGATTGATGATGTAGAGATTGAGCTACCTCTTAGCGATGTCTGGGTTTTTGAGAATCCTAAATTAAACGTGACAAGTCAACTAAACCAAATCACAGAATTAATTGATATCAACCTTGATGCGTTAACCGAGAAGTTAGGCAGAGGCAATTCAAAGTTGAGAGGATTCTTAAAACTACCAACTAAAGCAGCAGATGAACATTTGAAGAAACAAGCTAAGAGTCGAGTTGATAGCATGATGGAACTTGCTGAAAATGGTGGCATTGCCTATCTCGAGCAAGGTGAAGAGTTTATGGAATTAAACAAAGATTACTCAACCGCTTCTAAAGAAGAAATGGAGTTTCTGAAATCTCAACTTTATCATGCTCATGGGATTAATGAAAAATTGTTTACTTGTGATTACACAGAAGAACAATATAGAGCTTACTATTCTAGCGTCATGAAATTATATCAACGTGTATTCTCTGAAGAAATTAATAGAAAATATTTCACGAAGACGGCAAGGACACAAGGGAACAAGCTCTTGGTCTTCTTTGATATGGCTGACATGATTTCATTTAAGGATCTAGTAGAAGGTGGATTTAAATCTAAATACGCAGGTTTGATGAATTCAAATGAATTCCGTGAAACCTATCTAGGGCTTCCAGGATATGAAGGTGGAGAAGTATTCGAAACCAATCTAAATGCAGTCCGTATCGAGCCGAGCGAAAGTAATTAAAAATAGGGTGGGCGGTTGGCAGAAATTTTAAGAAAGGAGGTAGGCTATGGAAAAGTTAAAAACCTTTGTCGTCAAGTCAGTTGAGGAAGAGTCAGCTGACTTTCACTTTGAGGCTTATGCCTCCACCTATGGCAATACCGACAGAGATGGCGATGTGATGGCCAAGGGGTGTTTTGACAATACCCTGAAAACTAAGGCCGTCGTCCCTATGTGCTTAAATCACGACCGCAATCGTGTCATCGGTAAGCATGAGCTGTCGGTAGATGAAAAAGGTCTGCGAACACGGTCAACATTCAACCTAAGCGATCCAGAAGCTAAGAAAACCTATGACCTCATGAAGATGGGGGCATTGGATAGTCTGAGCATTGGATTTTTTATTAATGATTATGAGCCAGTTGACGCTAAGCAACCTTACGGTGGATGGATTTTTAAAGAAGTTGAAATCTTTGAAATATCTGTCGTGACCGTGCCAGCCAATCCTCAAGCAACCGTTGATAATATTAAGGGATTTGATATGTCTGTGGTTGACAAGCGAATCGCTCAGGCGAACATGAAGCAAGATATCATGAGTAAACTTGCAACAATTTAAAAAAGGAGCAAAAAATGAAAACACTAGTCGAATTGATGGAAGAACGACAAAAACATGCAGATGAGTTATCTGAGGTCAAATTAAAAAAAGCTTCAATCAAAGAGAAATTGAAGTCAGCAACTATTGGAGAAGAAGAACTTGCACAGTTGAAATCGGATGCAGAAGAATTGGTATCCAAAGCAGAGGAACTCAAGAACACAATTTCTAAGTTAGATGTTGAGATTGAAGAAAAAGAAGACAATCTCAATAAAGCTGCTAAATCTATCAAGGAAGTACAGAAAGGCAAGACACAAATGGAATACTTAAAAACAAAAGAAGCTGCACTTGATTTCGCTCGAATCCTTATGGATAACGAAGGAAGCTCAAACAGTGCCCGCAAAGCGTGGGAAGCAAATCTGGTTGAAAAAGGTGTAACTGATGTTAACAAAATCTTACCTGAACCAGTATTGATTGCAATCCAAAATGCATTTAATGATTACGACGGTATCCTGAATCATGTAACCAAAGATCCTCGTTATGCAGTACGTGTTTCACTTCAAACGCAACAAGCAAAAGCTAAAGGCCATCAGAATGGCAAAACAAAGAAAGATGAATCTTTTGTATTTATCGATTATACAATCAACTCTGCAGCTGTCTACATCAAGTACAGTTTTGAGTATGCTGACTTGAAGAAGGATACAACAGGTGCTTACTTTAACTATGTGATGAATGAATTAGCACAAGGATTCATCCGTGCAGTTGAACGTGCTGTTGTTATCGGCGATGGTAAAAATAGTGATGATGATGACAAAATCACTGAAATTAAATCTATTGCAGAAGAAACACTTACTCAACTATTTGATACACAAGAAATCAGTGTTGACGGGGAATTTGACAGTACTGTTTTAGAAAACCTCGTCAAAGGAATTGATAAACTTGCTGCAAATACAACTCCAATTTTGGTAACTTCAAAAACCATTGCTCGTAAACTTAAAATGGTTAAGGATGGCGAAAAACGCTACATTGATCCACAACCATTCGCACCAATTTCACAAACAGGAAATGTCATTGCTGGTTATCAAGTGTATGTCTATGACTGGATGGAAGATGCGACTAACCCAATTATCGCATTTGCTGACAAGGCTTATAAGATGATTGGTGATGATGTCTCTGCTGATCGCTTTGAAGATTATGATGTAACGATGAATCGCCGTCATATCGAACTTGCTAGCGTGCTTGGTGGCCGACTTGGTCAGTACAAATCAGCTGTGAAATTCACGAAAGGTTGATTTTAAATAGAAAGGGGAGTCTAAAATGACAATCCTTAACCAAATTAAAGAAATGGTTGAAGTTGATGTCGAAGAAGAGATCTTCGACACTCAACTTTTAAGCTACATAAATAGTGGGATTTCATATTTAACGAGAAACAACATTCCTATCACTCGCATCGATAAAGAAAGCGAATTGACAGAATGGAATAAGATTGAAGAGGATGATAAAGAAACAATTTTAGATTGGTTACATTTGAGGTGTGTTCAGAGATTTGATAAATCCTTGATGATAGGAAACTCAACAACAATGAGCTGGATTGATGAAGAATTGACAAATATTCTCTATCAATTAAAAGCTATTTACGGAGTTAAATCATGAAATCATCTAGAATATCAATCATCCTTTGTTACGATGAGCGTACAGAGGTCGAAAAAGGTGTTTTTGAAAAACAAGTTGTAGAAAAGAAAGTCAAAGCTGAAAAAGAGAAGATCTACCAACGTAGACTTGATAAAGCTTTGGCAGATGGTCAAGTTTTGACAGCAAGATTTCGGATACGTTCGAACTATGTGACAGATTCCTTAGACTACGTGAAGTACAAAGGAAAAGAGTACAAGGTAAATGTTGGAACTGAATCTGATGATGGCCACTACACGATAATTGAATTAGGAGAATTGAAATAATGGCTAAGAAGTTTTTCACCAGGCAAGAAATTCAAGAAATCCTAGAAAAAAACACTTTAAAATCAAAAGTGTTCTATATGGAACGTGAGGAAAAGTCCTCTCCTGACAACGTTATTCTTTACTATCGTTTAACTCCGGGTAGTAGTATTACTGCTGATGACACAGTACACATGAGAAAAGTGACTATTCAAATCAGTCACTATCACAAGAAGAAACTAGACAGCATTGAGGAATTGATGTTGTCTAATTTTATGCGTGAACCTAGTCAGTTGAATCTAAAACAGCCTGATACAGATTACTTGCTTACAACCTACAGAATCGAGGTATTCACAAGTGGGAAGTGGTAGCGTTAATGTGAAAACATTAAAAATCGATATACAGAATCAAGTTTTAGAAATCATAGAAAAAGCAGGAAAAAGCACCGCTGGAGATATTAGAGACGGAAGTCCTAGAAGAAACGGAGTATATGAAAAAGGATGGACTCACGAGACCATTGAAGATATCGCTGTAGTATATAACTCTGGGAAAGAGAAGTCGCTTGCTCACTTGTTAGAAAATGGCCACGCAACAAAAAATGGTGGATTTGTAGCACCTCAAGAACACATCAGACCAGCTTACCTCAAAAATAAAGAAATCTTTCTCAATAATATGAAATCAATAAAAATCAGACCAAATTAAGGAAGGAGTCACAATGACTTATAAATATGACACACGAGAGGTTACTCATGGTAATGCCATGGGATTCTTTGCTAAGATTTCAAAAACAGAATCTGGCGCACTCGATCTAAAAACACCATACCCATTTACAGGATTGCGAAAAACATCTTTTGAAACCTCACAAGAATCAAATGCATACTACGCAGACAATGTGGAGCACGTTCGTCTTCAAGGTAAGAAATCAACTGAGGGATCCATCACGACTTATCAAATTCCTAAACAATTCATGATTGATCACTTGGGTAAAAAGCTGACAACTTCAACTCCTCCAGCGCTCATCGATACTGGTGTGAATGCGAATTTCATTTGGGGATATGCTGAAACAGTGACAGATGAGTTTGGTTCTGAGGTTGAAGAGTTCCACATCTGGACCAATGTAAAAGCATCAGCTCCAAAAGGCAGCACTACAACAGATGAAAGCTCTGCTACACCAAAAGAAATCGAAATTCCATGTACTGCGTCACCTAACAATTTCATTCTAGATTCAGATAAAAAACCTGTTTCAGAAATTGTATGGCGTGATACAGACAAGGGTGTTGTCCGTGCTAAATTTGATAAATTGTTTGCTTCAAGTACCCCAACGAAATTGATTGATTTTATCAATGAAGCTTTAGGAACAACAGCCATCGTGCCAGGAGGCTAAAATGATTAAAAAAGAACTATCATTCACAGCGTTTGATAGTTATGGTGAAGAAAGAGAGCACACTGAAACAGTGCGCTTTCTTTACTCTTTACCAGCTATCAAGATGTATGAACAGCGAACAGGTCGCAACTTCTTTGATGACAACCAAAAAGCACTCACAGCTTACACACAGCTTGCTCTTGCAACTGGTGTAAATGGTAGCTTATCTGATTTAACTGATGAAGAAAAAGTCAAACTAATGCCATTACTTATGGAGCCAGATTTCATGAACTTCCTAACTGAAGTCATCCCTTGTCTGTACGGTGAGGTTGAGAATGGTCGCTTGGTACAGAATGAGCTGACTGCTGAAACAGCCTCTCTTGCTCCTTGGTTTGGGGATTTGATCGATATTGGTTTTTTTTCAGACCTCTTTTATGAATTTAACCGAAGTAGAGCAAAGGTTCCTCAAGATAGAAAAAAGCCTCAACAGAAGTCATAACTTCTGAAAAAATTTATAAGGTTGTTTTTGAAAAACGGATGGATGTTTTTTGGGCAGAAAGTCAACACTTTAATTATCTGATGGGGACACTACATCAGATGAGTATCAATGAAAATGAGAAGAAAACTTTATCAAACGCAGAATTACTAAATGTAATGTCTGACTAAAACTGAAAGGAGGAAATCTATGGCTGAAACATTTGAAGGCTTATATGTCAAATTTGGTGCCAATACTGTTGAATTTGACAGATCTGTAAAAGGTATCAATAATGCTTTATCTAGTTTGAAAAAAGATTTCAACAACATCAATAAACAATTGAAGATGGATCCAGACAATGTCGACTTGCTGAATCGTAAGTTGCTCAACTTACAGGAACAAGCTCGTGTTGGTGCTATGAAAATTGCTGAACTCAAAAAGCAACAAAAGGAACTGGGAGAATCTGAAGTTGGGTCAGCACAGTGGAATAAGCTTCAACTTGAAATTTCTAAAGTTGAATCACAGATGAAGGTTGTTGACCAGGCAATGAATTCAACCAAAAAACATATCGAAGATGTAGGAAATCCAAAGTCTATTTTAAATCTCAACAAAGAAATCAACAATGTTGCAAAAGAACTTGATATCGTCAACCAGAAGCTTGAATTAGATCCTAAAAATGTAGAGTTGTCCGAAGAAAAAATGAAGTTATTAGGTAAACAATCTTCATTAGCCAAGGACAAGGTCCAGGAGTTGAAACGGAAACAAGCGGAATTAGGAAAGGAAAAAATCGGCACAGAAGAATGGCGACAACTTCAAAATGAAATTGGGCAAGCAGAAGTTGAAGTTTTAAAGATAGATAAAGCAATGGGGAAGCTAGGAGATTCGAGCCGTTCAGCAACAGGAAACATTAAGGAAGCTACAGGATACCTAAAAGCTGACGTAATGATGAACGTTGCTGAAAAGGCAGGACAACTAGGTCAAAAAATGGTTGATGCTGGTAAAAAAACAGTAGATGCATGGTCTGAAATCGACGAAGCGATGGATACTGTTACGACGAAGACTGGACTTACTGGCGAAGCCTTGTTAGGACTTCAGGAAATTGCAAAAGGAATCGCTACATCATTACCATCGGCTACATTTCAAGAATCTGCTGACGCAGTTGGTGAGTTAAATACACAATTTGGACTTACTGGAGATACTTTGCAATCTGCAGCAGAGTATCTATTGAAATATTCGAAAATAACTGGAGAAGATATTTCAAATTCCGCAATAAATGCCAAGAAAGCAATTGATGCTTACGGTTTATCTAATGAGGATCTAGCGAGAGTATTGGACTCAGTAACAAAGGTCGGCCAGGATACTGGTCAATCTTATGACTCCATCTTTCAAAAAGCAATTGATGGAGCTCCACAGATTAAGATGCTAGGGTTATCTTTTGAAGAGGGGGCGACATTAATTGGTAGATTTGAAAAAAGTGGGATTGACTCTTCTGCAGCTTTAGCTTCACTTTCGAAGGCTACAGTAAACTATGCTAAAGACGGAAAGACATTGACTGAGGGGTTGAACGAGACTGTCAATGCAATTCAGAACGCTACTAGTAAGACAGAAGCGATAAGGATTGCTTCTGAAGTTTTCGGAAATAGAGCCGCTCCTAAAATGGTAGATGCTATCCAACGTGGGGCATTTAGCTTTAATGATTTAGCTGAAGCAGCACAAAATTCATCAGGAACTGTAGCAACAACATTTGATGAGACAATAGATCCGATTGATAAACTAACAACCTATTCCAATAAAGCGAAAGAAGGGCTTGCTGAGATAGGTGGTAAATTACTTGAGACTGTTATACCAGCTTTAGAACCTTTGATGGGGATGCTTGAATCTGCTGTCAATTGGTTTAGCAGTTTAAATGAAACTGATCAACAGACTATCGTGATTCTTGGCCTCGTTACAACTGCTGTAATGCTACTGCTTGGTGCAATAGCACCTCTAGTTATTGCTATAGGAGCAATAGGTGCGCCTGTTGGAATTGTCGTAGCGGCAATAGTTGCTGCTATTGCCGTTATTACACTCATCATTCAGGCCATCATGAACTGGGGGGCTATATCCGAATGGCTTCAGTCGACGTGGGATGCTTGCGCTGCTTGGCTTTCTGAATTGTGGACTAATATTGTCACGACTGCTACTACAGCGTGGTCAAATTTCACTGCTTGGCTTTCTGAAATTTGGTCTTCAGTAGTCTCAACTGGACAGTCTTTGTGGTCTAGCTTTACTAGTGCCTTATCCAATATTTTCTCAAGTTTGATTTCAGGAGCTCAGTCTCTGTGGTCAAGTTTTACTTCCACTCTTTCCAATTTATGGTCTGGACTGGTCTCAACCGGGTCAAATTTGTTTAATAATTTGGGTAGCACGATTTCAGGAATTTTTAATGGTATCTTATCCACTGCTAGCAGTATTTGGAACTCTATCAAATCAACTATTTCCAACGCTATTGATGGTGCTAAAAATGCGGTATCTAACGCTATTCAAGCTATTAAGAATCTATTTAATTTCAATATCAGTTGGCCACACATTCCATTACCCCACTTTTATGTAAGTGGTTCAGCTAATCCATTGGATTGGTTAAGTCAGGGCGTCCCAAGCATCGGCATTGAGTGGTATGCGAAGGGTGGTATCATGACCAAACCGACACTGTTCGGCATGAATGGTAATCGTGCGATGGTTGGTGGTGAAGCTGGTGCTGAAGCTATCTTGCCGTTGAATAAATCAACCTTGGGAGCTATTGGTCAAAGTATTGCTAATACGATGAACACATCCAATAGCATCAATGTAAACTTCTCAGGAGTGACCATCCGAGAAGAAGCGGATTTGAATAGACTAGCTGATGTGGTCGGAACACGTATTGCTGAAGAACTACAAAGAAAAACTAATTTGAGAGGAGGTTTCGCATGACAAAAATTAATGAGTTAAACATTGATGGAGTGAAAACATCATCATTTAAATGTGAGATTCTGGTTGAAACACGACCACAAGTCATCGTATCCTCCTCAAAAACTAGTCTTTTAGAACATGATGGGATTAGTGGTGCAATTGTTCAATCAAATAGGCATCGTAGGTTGATTGAAAAAAGCTACCACATCAGCTTGATTAACCCAACGGATGAAGACTTATACCGCTTTTCTTCTCTGTTAAATCGTGAAAAATTTTGGTTGGAGAATGAACAAGAGCCAAGCGTGAAATATTGGTGCTATAAAGTGGATGATTTCAAAATTATTAAAGATGATTTTGGTGCATGGACGGTGGATGTAAAATTCACTTGCCATCCTACCAAATACTTCAAAACCACTGATACACAGAGATTTACAAGAAGTGGGACTTTGACCGTTCAAGGTTCTGCTCTTGCTTTTCCTAAAATCACAATCGTTGGTCAGAGCGCTTCTGAAACTTCATTTACAATTGCTGGTCAGGTCATTCGTCTTGAAAAGCTCTCAGAATCGCTTGTGATGGTCAATAATCCTGACAATCCTAGCTTCAAAACGACAACAGGGAAGCCAGTGAAATGGTCGGGGGATTTTATCACAGTTGATCCAGCGAAAGTGAAGAATGTTGGGGTTGTTCTAGGTCAAGGTATTCAATCGCTTGAAATCGAAACAGTTTGGGGGTGGGCATAATTGCTTTATCTACTTAATAAAGATGTGAGAACCGTTCGGTGGAACGGGGAGCCACTTCATGAAGCGACTTCGGCGATTGTTAAAGAGACCATGAATGGCGATTTCACCCTAACTGTGAAATATCCCATTTCTGACTCTGATATTTATCAGCTCATCAAAGAAGATATGTTGATAAAAGCGCCGACACCTGTTTTAGGAGCGCAGCTATTTCGCATCAAGAAACCCGTCGAGCACAATGATCATCTGGAAATCACAGCCTATCACATTTCAGACGATGTGATGCAACGGTCTATCACACCAGTGAGTGTGACTAGTCAGAGTTGTGGCATGGCTCTTTCTCGCATGGTCCAAAATACAAAAACGGCTCTTGGGGACTTCTCATTTAACAGTGATATCCAGGATCGTAGGACATTCAACACGACTGAGACAGAAACTCTGTACTCTGTATTGCTAGACGGCAAGCATAGTATCGTCAGAACTTGGGAAGGCGAGCTGGTTCGTGATAATTTTGCTCTGACAGTGAAGAAGAGTCGTGGGGAAAATCGTGGTGTTGTTATCACAACGCACAAGAATCTGAAGGACTATCAGCGCACAAGAAACAGTCAGAATGTTATCACAAGAATCCATGCCAAGTCAACTTTCAAGCCTGAAGGCGCTGAGAAGGAAACGACTATCAGAGTGACTGTTGATAGTCCTCTTATTAACTCTTATCCTTACATCAATGAAAAAGAGTATGAGAACAACAACGCAAAGACTGTTGAAGAATTGCAGAAGTGGGCACAGACTAAGTTCTCAAATGAGGGCATTGACAAGGTCTCTGATGCTATCAAGATTGAAGCTTATGAACTTGATGGCCAAGTAGTCCACATGGGCGATACAGTCAATCTCAAGAGTTGGAAGCACAATGTCGATGCATTCAAGAAAGCTATTGCTTATGAGTTCGATGCCTTAAAAGAAGAGTACATCTCTCTGACTTTCGATGACAAGGCAGGAACTGGTGGTTCTAGAGCTTCTAGCGGGCTATCTAGCGCAGCCGATACAATTCTTGGAGTGACAGAATCAGCTCAAGAAATTGCCCTTGAAAAGGCTCTTCAAAATGCTGACTTAGACTTTGATCATAAGGCTGGATTGCTTAGACAGGAAATTTCTGACGGTATTGAACTGGCCAAGGCTAAGGCTGAGGAAGTGAAGCAAGAATTGTCTGACTCTATCAATCAGCGCTTCAGCAGTTTTAACAATGGCCCACTACAAGAAGCAAAGCGCAGGGCTGAAGAAGCCTTGCGAAACGCTGGTGCAAGCAGCTTACTTGCTCAAGAAGCAAAGCAGATCAGTGAGCGAGCGAAAGCTGAAATCGCAACTCTTCGTCAAAACATCTCTAACGACTATGTCGCGAAGTCTCAGCATGTAGAAGATGTGCGAGGCCTGACAAGACGATTTGAAGAAATCAATTTAGGCAGTCCCAACTTAGTCATTAATGGCGCTGCAGAGCTGGGAGATAAGAATTGGGGCGGAACGAACGGAAAATGGTTCACAAACCGAACGCATGATTTCTACAAGAATAGCTCAGCTCCATTGTTTACCATCGACACGAAAGAAGCAGGATTGTGCTATATCCAGACAGGTCGCTACAATCAGCTTAAGAAGAACACGGACTACACGCTTTCATTTACCGGATTCATGTCCAGAAATGTATCTGGCTTCAGGGTCTTGGTGGGCTTGTTATCCAATAAAGACAACGTTTGGAAAAGAACTCTAGGTGTTTTCAATCAACGTCTATCTCCTAAACAAGCAGAGCGCTTCACAGTTCAATTTAATAGTGGCGATTATGATGGTTTTTCTTTGCGTTTTGATAATTTTGGTTCAAGTGATGGGCAAAGTGCGACTATTTGGATAACTGAAATTGATGTTTACGAAGGCACGATGAAGCGTGCTTATCAGCCTGCTCCTGAAAATAATCAAAACTACGCAGATGCAAAAATCTCAGAATACAGAACGACTGTCGATGGTCGATTTGCAAATATCGCTTCTCAGATTGCTGGCAAAGCTAATCTTGTAGATTTTCAACGTGTACAAGAAACAAGCAAGCTCTATGAGAGGATTATCGGTCGTAGCGAGTCTGATATTGCTGATAAAGTCGCTCGTATGGCATTGACTAACCAGCTATTCCAGGTTGAAGTAGCAAAGGCTTCAGCTGGTGGACGAAATCTATTTCTTAATTCATTGTTTAAGCGCGATCTTCATCAACGTTATTCAACATATTATGTAGAAGACAGTGTTGAGCAAACGCAAGGACAACTTGCTTTAAGTATAGATACAAATACTAAATTCAGAGGAGCTAATACGTTAAAGATTGTATCGACTTTCAACGGGAAGCCGAACAATCAAAAGGTTACGTTTAGAACCGGTGGTGATATGCGCCTGAATACAGCAGATGAAATGCGCAATAAATCTGTGCGTTTCAGTTTTTGGGCAAAATCTACTGTCAATAACACGAATTTTCAAGCAAGGGCAGGATATCGAAATACCGTCGAAGGTGTCTCATTGACCACAGATTGGAAATTCTATGATATTCAGCTAACGAAAAGCGAGAATTCAAATGCAAGTAATGAAGTGATCATGCATGTATTTACTACTGCAACTGTTTGGATTGCTTTTCCAAAAGTCGAAATCGGAACGGTCTCTACAGACTTTTCGGAAGCTCCTGAAGACACGGACGAAGCCATTCGCACGGTTCAAAGTCAACTTGCTGGCTCGTGGGCTGTCCAGAACTTGACTAGCGCAGGCTCAATCGTTTCGCAAATCAACGCGACGAATAACCAAATCTTGATTGAAGCCGAGAAGATTCGTCTTAAGGGAAAGACCTTGCTTGACGAACTGACAGCTATTCAAGGGTACTTCAAGCGGTTATTTGTCGGTGAGGGTACATTCGCTAAACTGAACGCTGAAATTATCGGAGCGAACACTATCACAGCAGACAAGCTCGTGATGGACCAAGCAATGGCAAATAAGTTCATCACAAATGACTTCTTTACAGAGAACCTCTTTGCAAAACAGGCTTTTATCAATCGCATGCAAGCCATTGACTTTAGTGCTAGTCAAATCAAAGGTGGTGTTATCAAGTCGCTAAACGATGTTACACACTTTGATTTAGTAAAAGGTATATTGAATTTTAAAAATAACAATGGGACAAACATGATCATTAACGATGATGGAATTTCCCTCAAACAAAACAAAGATATTCTATTCAGTATTTTAAATGGAGGTTCAGTTTATTCAAAAATAAATGGCGTGCGTAGAATGTCCTCATTCGCTACAGGATGGGAGAGTTCGATTGGCTTTGTTGCTTTAGGAGGTACTCCGTTCATAGAAATCGCACCTAATGCAAAGGAGATTTACTTAAATTCTGGCTTCAAAATGAGTTTCGGAGAGAACGGAGGGGTTCCTTTAGAACACGTATTTGGACAATATAATGGCAACTGGTACACAGGATTTAAAGCCAAAGGAACAAATAGAGACAAGCTAATGTTCTATGACGACGGACGTATTGAAATATTGAAAGGATAAAAATGGAAAGTAGTCAACAAATCAGTCAATTGACAATCAAATCTCTGAGCGAGAAACATAGCGCAGAAGCTGTTCAAGCAGCTTCATTTGAAGCGTTGTACACAGTCACAGAGATGGAGTTGCAAGAAGTTTACAAGATTTTAAAATCTGATGAGGAACTCTTTGCAAAATTTGAAGAAGTGAGAGGAAAAATGACAAATGGCAATCAATAATTATGAACTAGCAAGCAAACCTTATACACGAGGTTTTGGGGACAATCTCAAGACAGTTGTTGAAATTCGTCTCTCAGATGGAACACGTTACAGTACGAACATGCGTGAGTTGTCAGGAGACAGAACGACTGAACAAGAAGATGTCTTGATTCAAGCGGTTCTGGATATCATCAAAGCTGAGTTGGACCCAGGTTCAGCAATCGTGAAGGCGCAAGCTGAGCTTAAACAAGCAGTACAGACTCTTGCGAAAACAAATACAGACTTGACTGTTAACAAAGAGAACATCGATAGCGTATCAGCAATTACTGAAGTTCTCATTGCTCTAGCGATTGGCCAGAACGGTGGTATGCCAACAAACACTTACAGCAAGGTTGCGCAGTTCATTAAACCTCTTGTAAAAGACCGTCGCTACTCGAACGGCGATATCGTATCGATGCCTTATCCGTACGATACGAATCCAAAGTGGCCAAAAGAAACACCAACAATCTTGAAATTCCAGATGCAACCATCTGAAGGGTACACCTGGAAAGAGCAACCTCTTGCTGAAATGCTGCAAAAGGGCATTCTGACAGTTGTCATGCCTAGAATCGATTAAGGAGGATTTTATGTCATGGTCTGAAATATTCGAGAAAATGATACATGCAATCACTCAG